TAATAATAAAATAATAATAAAAGTAACTTAAAAGACTATAGATTTTAAAATCTATAGTTATTTAAGCCCAAAAACAATAAGATTTATTCTTATATATTGAGATTATTATTAAAAATCTTATATGTTGGGAATTGTTTCTAAGTATTTGAAAAATAAAATATTTAGGAATAATATAATGAATAGAGAACTTACGCTAATTACGGCTGACGTTAAACAGATTACCGCCACCACTTACCGCAACAGCTACAAACGTTTGCGTGATGCTTTAGGTATCATCAGCAATAATCGCAAGTCTGTTAAGTCGGTAGGTCTTGACAAGATTGAACCAATCCTATTGGACGAGGCAACTAATAGCAATGTCCGTGCAGGTATGTTAACTATTGTCAAGAAATTATTTTCCACCGACAAGGATAAAGAACGAATTGATGAGATTGATTTGAAAATTAGAGAGCATAAGCGGTAACACCAAATCAAGAAGAACGGCGAACTTACCGAGAGCTTACCCAGTTATAAACAGATGATTGCTGGTCTTAAAAAAATTAATGACCCTCGCAAGTTTATTATTAACTTTTTATTTATCCACGCCAATACTAGAAATGCAGATGTAAGCTTGATTGACCTGTCTCGTAGTAATGATTCTAGACGTGTGGAGCTTGATGAACTTGATAAAGAGAGAAATCATATTGTATTGGTCGATGGTTATGCCTTGTTGATTAGGCACGTTTATAAGACAGCCAAGAGCTATGGCACTAAAAAAAATAAGATTACCTCACGTGCTTTTATCGATATGTGTCGTGAATATCTTGGAGATGAAATGGATAAGCCGTTGCTTACTACAAAGACGGGAGGAGGTGTGCCTCCTAGCTCATTCGGTGCTTATCTTAAAAAGTATCGTCTTATGGGATTAACCGAATCTGCGATTATGAAGATTACGATGTCTCACGTCGCAGATAAAGGCAGTTATAATATGCTACGAAAGGTGTCGCAAAATCGTGGCACTAGTATCGCCACCTTATTGGTAGATTATGACGTGACAAACATAAAACCTCCATCCAATGAAATCAAAGGCAGTGAAGAGGCTTAATCATAAGTATTGGAATAAAATAATTATGATTAGACTACCCTAGAAAGATGATAAGAATTGAAGCACCGCTTCTTTTCTTTTGGAACTTCTAGGCAAGTGAAGAGTGACTTGACTGTCTTATATTTTTTTTGCTTGTTGGTTAAATCTGCGTATGTCAATAATGGCACGGTATTGAGAATATCACGTTTAGTTTTGAATATGCCTGAATATGCAATCCTAGAGTGTTCGTAGTCGCTATACATTACCAAGATAAACATTTTATATTAGCTGAGATAATTATCGCATAAGGCTTATACCACGCTCACGAGCGAGTATCACAACTTCAGGTAGTTTCATATCTTTAAAATTATCTGGCACACTGCCCGTTGCAGCTATTTCTGCCTTTAGTTCGTCTTTAGTCTTTTTCTTGTTGCCCGAACCTTTTGGTCTGCCTCCAATCGCTCCCATCACTTTGGCTGGAACTGGCGAACCAAAAGCAAATCTTGCTTCAGCAGCTGGGGCTGGTTCGGGGGCAACTGCTTCTGGGCCAAACATTCTCTGTGCCGTTTCACGCCCTACTTCTTGTGCTACTCTCGGTCGCTTTGCACCTGTCTTTTCTTCTTCTTCTGCTGACATAGGTTCTGGTGCATCAAAAAATGCAGGGTCATCGTCACGTTTTAACTTCATTGGATATAAAACTCCTTTGCGGATATTAGTCTGCTCAAACGCCGCAGCATTGGGGCCAACTGAATCTTGCTGGGCTCTGTCGTATGCACGGAGCTCTTCTTGTATGTCCGCTTGGTTTCTAATACGCTGTCTAATGATTGGGACTGGCTGTGCTGGAATGTAGATAGGAGACATAAAAGATTGTTGCACTTGTGGTGCTGGTGCTGGTGCTGGTGTTTTAGTCTTCTTCTTCTTCGTTGGCTTTTTCAAACCATCTCGCCCTAATTGAATAATCACTGTCTGCTGTTGCTTCTGCTTCTGCTGAACTGTCTTCTTGACCTTCGGCTTCTTGCTCTTGGGTTTCTTGGTTGCTTTCTTCTTCGTTGGCATTATATACTGGGTTTGGATTTTCTATTGAGAGGCTTCCAACTTTATTTCTTAAGACACGAAGAGGGCATAGGCGTGTATCCTCAAGCTTCTTATTTTCACAATCGTAGAGAGCATCTATTACATTATCATCAAAGCCCGAAAACTTCTGTTCAAAATAAGTGCGTGGATAGGGGCGAGGGTCTAATTTATCCATATCAACTTGTGGCTCTAGGTCGGCTTCTTTAAATTGACTTACGAATAATTCTATATCCCGAGATGTCCAATCGCCAAGTTTAACTTGTTTGTCATCACAGATGTCTAAACACAACTCGCTTAACTGTAGAAAATCCACATTCGAATTAAAATCTTGCATTATATATATATGCCAAGAAAAAAGGTAGTCAAAGAGCCGATTGAAAAAGTCAAGGACGAGCTAGTAGTGCTAGAAATCATTGAGGATAGCAGTGATGAGGAAGATAATGCCATTACAGTTACTAGAAACAATGAAGTGGTTAGTGAAATGTCGGTTGCTGACATTAAGGCGGATTTGCCTAAAGCAGTTACAAAGAAGCGTGTATTGACCGATGAGCAAAAGGCAAAGATGAAGGCGGGGCGTGAAAAGAAGAAAGCGGAGAAAGCACTACAAGCACCAAAGAAGGAAAAGAAGGTTGCTCCTATTATCGCTACCAATCTTGAGCCACCCCATATGGATGTACCACCGCCACCGAAAGAAGAACAGATGCCGAATTGGTTTAAATCTTATCTAGCTACTCAAAAACCTGAACCTGTTAAAGAAGCAGCCCCTGCGAAGAAGCCTAGGGGGCGACCTGCTGGTAAGAAGGATTCCAAGCCGAGAGCTAAAAAGCAATCAACTGTAGAACCTGAAGAGGTTGTTTTGTCACCACCCAAACAAACGATGAGATTCATTTAGTTTAAATCTCTCTAGATAACAAATGAAAATCACAGAACAAGTGAATAAGGATATGGAAGTAGGGAAGGTTAAGATGAGTTGTGACCAGAAAATATGTGACAACAAAGGACATAGCGTATGCCATCCACTTATGCAGACATCGTTCTTATATTTAATCTCGGGACCGAGTGGTAGTGGAAAAAGTAATCTTCTAGTGAACTTGCTGACTAAGAGTGGTAAAAGCGAATGCGGTAAAAATATGAAAAGCTACAAGGGTATGTTCGACCATATAGTTATGGTCTCGCCATCGGCTCATACCATTCAAAATAAATTGATGGATACCATACCAACCGAACAGAGATTTGATTCACTTACGCCAGAAGTATTTGACAAAGTGGAAGAGCTGACAGAAGATGCTGTGGAAGAGGATATGCATACGCTTGTTGTATTAGACGATGTTAGTAGTGAGCTACGAAAAAAAGAAGTGGAAAGTGAGCTAAACAAATTAGTTAAAAACAGACGCCATTTTAATGTTAGTCTCATTATTATCTCTCATAAGATTACTGACTATGGCACTGCTCTCAGGAACAATGCTAACCTTATCTTCATCTTTAGACCCAAGTCAAAGAGAGAATATGATATGATATGTGGTGAGTTTATGATGCGACCAGCAAATGAATGTAAGGAGATTATAGACCATATTTATCAAGGTAAATATTCATTTATGCTACTGGACCAAAGTTTGCGTGATAGTAGCCAGTTTGAGTTTTATCGAAACTATGACAGATTGTTGATTGAGGAATAAACGGGGGTTCTCGTTCCGTGCCCCCGTATTTAGGAAAATAATATCTGCAAAAATTGAAGTATATATTTTAGGAAAAATCAATATAAAATCTATACTATATATAGAACAATGACAGCCACATACTCCGCACCCCTGCGAACGCCGAAAGGCAAACTTTACGACCTTAACTGGTATCTTACCTGCAAAGACTGGTATATGACTGAACAAGTCCCAGACGACCATATAGCAGTCCATCAAAACCACAACGGACTTAAGAAAGGCTTTAGCAGTTGCACACCTGATAAGCTACTCACCCTGATTGACAAGAATCGAGGCATTTACGAGATGATTACCAGATTTCCTCACAAGTTCTACGCTGATATCGACTTTGACGAACCGCCTCAGGATTTCAACCAAGAAGAATATCTAGCAAAAATAACTGATGCATTTAGGCATTTCCTGCCTGAGATTGAGTTTGCTATTAGTGGCTCAGTGACGGAAGACCGTGCCTCCTACCATCTTGTAGCTCAAAACTACACAATCAACAACGAACAAGAACGAGCTATAGCCAAGCTGATTGCTAAGAAGATTCACCAAGACGACGATGATGGAATTGACTGGAAAGTCTACACGAAAGGACGACAAATGAAATGCATTAACCAGTGTAAGCCCAAGAAAACCAACACACAGTTGCCCATCACTCATCTTGATAATCCAAAAGCACATCTAATCACTTCATTTATCGAGGGCACACAAAATCCAATCTCACCCTTAGAAAAGTTGACAATCCCAAAGAAGGAGCAACTTAATAGAGTTAGCCAATGCCTCTCTTATGACGAACCGCTACTGGAGCTACCAAACCCAAAAGGCATCTTATGGGACGAGCTCACTGAACCAGAACACAAAATCACACTACTGAATCTTATTCCTCTCAGCAAAGATTTTAGACACAGACATTCTTGGGACGTTATGCATTACTGCATTTGTCAAAAGATACCATTGGCTGTCTTCCTTAAATGGCTAGAACGCAAAGCAACTACCCAAGACGAAATGATGGAACGCACAGATAAATATTCCAGAAAACTTTGGCCTCTATGGCAATATCAGTTTGATAAATGCGAAGACCCAAGTGATTACGAACACTTCACCAGCCAGTATTTAATGCGTAGAAAACTCAAACGATGGTATCCTAACATCGAGCCAGTTGACGCCCACTATGCAGATTTCAAGCAATATATGAATCCTAAAAACATTATCATAGAGGACACGATTGATGTGCCAATGCTTGAAAAATATCAGGCAACAAAGTTCGTTGGTCTAACTCAAGCTATGGGAACAGGTAAGACGACTGCCATCTTGAAATACCTACGTAATAAGGTTCTCGAAGGCAAGACCTTCCTTTACATCACTCACCGTGTATGCGTCGCCGATGACATTTACGAGAGGATGCAGAAGGAAATTAGCGACCTTGTAGAAGAGGATATAATCAACAGCATCAAAATCGCTCACTACTCTAAAGTAGGCAAAAGCAAACAACAACGCATCAAGATGCTACGTTCATCAAAAGACACACCTAATGTAATTAGCTGCCTTAACTCTATGCATAATATTCTTGGAAGAGACAAGCCCTTTGATTATGTAGTGTTGGACGAAGTTGAATCGATGTTTAATGGCATTTGTCAAGTATCAACAGACCGCATATCAGGTAAGTCATTCTTTACAGAACAAGATAAGCGTAGGATTATTGACGCACTCACAACATTTATTGCACCAGCACAACAAGTCTTCGCTTTAGATGCATTCATTACCGAACGATGGGTCAACTTCGCAGACCTACATAACGGGGACACCCCGTTGACCCCCAATGCAGGGTTGACGGGATGCAATCCCGTTATTATTGACCTTCCACCACCTGATGAGCCTCCACGAACTTTAATCACTATTGAGAATTACGAAAACACAATCAAGCACATTGTTGATAGACTTAAAAGCGGACAAAAAGTCTTCATCTCATATCCTTACAAAACCAATATGGAGCAATTTGTAGATATGATTAGAAATTATCTAGATGATGACTTCATTCAAGGTCGGGACTACGAGATATACCACGCAGACGTTGATAGTAAGATTAAAAAAGAGCTGGGTGATGTCAATAAGCACTGGTCTAAGTATAAACTCATTCTTACGAATACAGTGCTGACTGCTGGTGTATCTTATACAGGAATTGATGTTGATGCTGTATATCTATTTGCAGCTTCGTTCTCTAACGCTCGTGACCTTATTCAGGTAAGTATGCGTTGCAGAGCCCTCTCGTCTAAAAATATTTATATCAACTTCCTTCCAGCATTGCCAAAACAAGCTTGGATGAATGATGCTGGAAATGTTGAAAGAAAGGTATATACCCAACTGATGAAAGATACCAAACACGAGCTTAAGATTGATATTAACAGAGCACTTATCATCTTTGCTTCAAAAGCCCATTGGAATGTTGATGACCCTATTACCGAGCAAGGTAAACTTGAATCATTCAAACAAGTGATTGAAGACTGCAAGGCTAAAATCGGTCAGCTCTCTTGGAGTAATATCGAGGACATCACAAGTGAGGAAGCACAACTAATAGAACGAGCTCATTTAATCAATGACTATGCTCCAGCTATTGAAAAGCATCAGCTTCGTAAGTTCTACTTTAAATCACATTTCACAGCAGAAGTTGACCTTAATCTAGTTAAACACATTTGGGATTTTGGTAGGATGCACCTGATAAAAGCTTGTGATGATGCCCTACATAACCCTAGTAGTTTTGAGCGTCTACTTCTTGATGTGAATAATTGGTTCTTCTTCCCCAACATCGATGGAGAGGCAGATTCAAAAAAATGGAAGCCAAATGTCCCTCCTGAAGCCAAGAAGATTATTAATAAGGAGTTCATCTTGCGATATGAGGAAAGCGGAAAGAAAACACATAGCCTACTTAGAAAGGTCTTCAATGCCAAATACGGAGTTGAAATCATTAGACGAAAGAAGCAGAAGCACGGATATTACTATGAGACACCTAATGTAGACGAATTAGAGAGTCTATATCAGCAGACTAAGCCTTATCTCAAGATGCCCCAAATTCAAGAGGAGGGTTGCCAAGTTTCCCTAGAAGATGTAGGGGAATAAGCCCAACGACACAAAAAACTAGCTTAGAACTTTGTAACTAGGATAGAAAAGACGCTTTATACGTAGTTCTCATATAAGAGAGGGCACAGATGCTGCGCTTTTTCTATACACGTCACTTTTTTGTGAATTTGGCTTCTGCCACTTACATAACCTAACTATGCCCTGTATTTGGGCTTCTACACGGATGTAGAGAACTTTTTTATGTGACTTCAATTTCCTAGGCAATCCTAATAAAATTGAAATGATTTTCCGCCTACATACAGAAGACAACAACAAACACACTGCGAAAGCAGAGCAACAAGCAAAAATGTCTTCCACCAACGACTTCGCTACTACGTACATCAAGGACAAGCAATACTACTTGGACAACATCAAGGACAAGTCTGGATACCGCGACGTGAGCCGCCACATTGACACTCGCAAGACCAAGAAATCTCTCGGCATCAAGGGGGCTGGAAAGCTCAAAGTGTTCATCGCTACGACTGACCAAGAAGACTTTGACGAGAGGGCTAACCCAAGCATCGTCTACAAGTATGATGTCGCCGCCTTGCCTTCGCATCCACTCGGTAAGGATGGAGAGTGGGGGTTTATGGCGACTTGCCCCCAAGGCACTGTTTGGGTTATCCTACCAACTACGTGCACGACGATGACTACGACTACGACGACGACCAAGAAGCCCTACGAGTTCATTCCAGAAATCTGGAATCTCATCAAGGAGTATGCCGTTCCCAAGAAGTACGAATACGACGAAGAAGACTGCCTTTACGATGTGGAGATTTATCGCTTCCTAGAGACGATTGAAGAAGGATATGACAAGGAACACTATGCCACTACTAAAATGGTAGTGGAGACCGACGGAGAAGATGCAGAAATCACGTTCTTTAACGCCATTACTGGCGAATACATAGAGAAGTTGGAAACGTTCTATAATCATAATGTGACATATGGCTGCTGCAAACCAAGGTTCAGCAACTGGTGCAGGGCAGAGTTTATGTTGAGTGAACTGATGCCCGAAGGTTACGAAGAATGGTTGCCTATGCCTGAACGTGGCATTGACTGGCACTACACAGACCTTAAATTGTCGATTGAGTTGGCCGAAAGAGGTAATGCCAAGTATTTAATTGACCGAGAAGACCCAGAAAATCCAGTCCACTGCTACGACTAAGAATGGTAAAACATCCTCCCCATCCTCCCCTTCCCCCATCCACACACACGTTGACACCACCACAATTTTTTTTATGTGTCTATTTTATAATGAATCATATTAGACAAAGAGATTTAAAATACGGCTTCCAAAAAGAAGATGATTTATTTAGCAAAATGAAGGATAAGTATGGAGAAAATATTTGCAAAACAAAAGCGTTAAGTCGTGTCGATTACGAGAGCGATGATGTAGAAGTTGAGCTGAAATCACGTAGAAATAAATATCGCACGTATCCAACCACAATGATAAGCAAGGGTAAGATAGATTATATGTTGAATAGTGATAAGCAGTCCTTCTGTGCGTTTAATTTCACAGATGGTTTATACGACATCAAAATAACACCAGACATCATAAGCAAGTTTGAGTTGAGAGATGGCGGACGCTGGGACAGAGGACGCGCAGAACTAAATCAATACTATTATATCCCCATTGAGATGCTTAATCAATTTTAGTTGTGAGTTCATTTTTCTAGGCAGTTCCCAAAAAATTGAAATGCTTTTCTCCCTACATACTGAAGACACCCCCACACTGAAAAAGCAACAAGCAACAAGCAACCAACGACAAAAATGACTGCTCCTTGCGGCCCCTTCTTCCGTGCGCTCCTTCACGAAGATTTTGGATGGCTCAACAAGATGAAAAGGCGCTGTGGAGAGGTGTCGGTGAAAGCTTACATTAATAAGCCGATGAAATACGCCCTTAACGAGCCACCAGAAAGCCCACTCTTTATACTATGCCAAGCTGACCTTCCTCGTTCAGTTCGGTGGATGATTGAGAATGGAGCTGACACACGTTATAGAAATGATGCAACAGGTTTTAATTGTCTGCATATGGCTGTCTCTGCTAACTCACCAAAAAACATTGAGATTCTATTGGAGACTGAAGGTGCAACAGAGATGCTCCAAGAACGAATGTGTGAAGGCCTCACTCCATTGGAGTTCGTATATCGGTTCGCCGAAAAAACCAATACCCCTATTAACCATCGCATTGTAGAATTGCTCCGCACAGCCCAATCGCGGCAATGGCGGACTGCCGTCGCAGAAGAACTCGCTGAGATGAAGGTAGTTGCCCCACCCAAGAAATCACGAGTCGTCGCCACCGACACCGACCGCATCGTGGCCACCGACCGCACCATTCTTGATTAACGAAGCATTTCCTAGAAAATTGAAACGATTTTGTTCTTACAAGATGAAAGCACCAAACAACCCACTACAGAAGCAACAAGATGGAACTCTGTCAAAATATCGCTCAACTTAAGGGTGTAGATATTGGACCGATTGGTTCAAGTCTACAGCCTAAAAAAAATAGAGAACATTGTGTTGGAACTGGGTTTGACCCAAAATTGAAACCTCACGACCTTATTAAAATTGCATATGAAGAAGACTTTGGCAACATACGACCTAATATTATAGTTAGAGGTGGACAAGAAGACAGAGCCCAATGGTATTTAAAATACTTTGCAGAAGAAACGATTGACCGTGAAATAGAAAAAACGAGATTTAGGCATACTCCGCATCACGTGATGTTTATAATCACGTGGAACGACTGAATAAATTAACCTCAAATCAACCCACCCCCAACCATTTTTTTCTATTGCTACATAAATGAGCATATACCTATACACGTCAAACAAGCCTAAAAAGAAGTTCGCCGCATTCTTTCCTACAAGCAAGAAAGTAGTTTATTTCGGCCAAAAACCATATCGCGACTACACGCTACTTAGTGATAAGAATAGTGTCCATTATCTCTCTAGCAAGAAGGACAGAGACAAGGTAAAAGAAGCATATGAAGCTAGACACTCTAAGGATAACCTTAGAGAACCAGAGTCAGCTGGGGCATTAAGTATGTTTGTGTTGTGGAGTTCACCTACACTACGAGGTGGTATTAAGAATTATTCTCGTAAATATCGTCTACGTGTTGTAGATAAAACAAGCGAAACATACTCGAAAGAAGCCATCTCAAAACTAATCTAGCCATACTCTATTCAGGATGACTGACCCAATTTTGACCGATGATAACTCACGTCTATGCACCTTCCCCATCGTTTATGATGACTTATGGTCTCTGTATAAGAAGCAAGTTGATTGTTTCTGGCGAACCGAAGAGATTGATTTAAGCAAGGACATTTCCAGTTGGAATCAAATGACAGATGATGAAAAGTATTTTATCAAGCATATACTCGCGTTTTTCGCTGCTAGTGATGGTATTGTGATTGAGAATATCGGGGTTCGCTTTATGCAGGAGGTAGGCATTAGTGAGGCTAGAGCATTCTATACTTTTCAGTTGGCTATGGAGGCTATACATAGTGAGACTTATTCTCTTCTTATTGACACTTATGTTAAAGATTCTAGAGAGAAAAACCAGCTGTTTAATGCTCTAGACACATATCCTTGTATTAAAAAGAAAAGTGATTGGGCTTTAAAATGGATTGGAGATGAGGAGGCTGACTTCGGCACACGCTTGGTCGCCTTCGCTTGTGTAGAGGGCATCTTCTTTTCTGGAGCATTCTGTTCCATATTCTGGCTCAAAAAGCGGGGGCTTATGCAGGGTCTCACCTTTAGCAACGAATTGATTAGTAGAGACGAGGCATTGCATTGCGAGTTTGCAGTGCTACTACATAGTAAGCTACAGAAAAAGTGTGATGTTATTCGGCAAATCATTGAAGAGGCGGTAGCTATTGAGAAGGATTTTATTTGTGAATCGTTGCCCTGCAGATTGGTTGGTATGAATGCTGATTTAATGAGCCAGTATATAGAGTTCTGTGCAGATAGATTGGCTGTGCAATTAGGGGCTGACAAGATATATGACACGTCAAACCCCTTTACTTGGATGGAGCTTATTAGCGTACAAGGTAAAACTAATTTTTTCGAGCGGCGGGTTGGCGAGTACGCATTGGCGACCAAAACCAACAATGCCGATACTTTTGAGATGGGCTTGGATTTCTAATCTTCATCTAATCTATAAATGAATATTGCAGGTGCTTCCGCTAATAACCAAACATCGTTTCAGGCTGTTGATGGCACTGTTGGCATTCAACCCGAATATGAGCAGAACATTTATCTAGAGAGCGTTCTCCCCAGTGATGCTAGTCTCCCATTCTCATTCCAGCCATTTAATCCTAAGATTATTAGAGGAGATACTATTGACGGCTTCCTTAAGCTACCGTCTAACCCGCTCGTATCAACTAACAACACCGACCCTACATTTAGTCCGCAGCTAGACTATTTGAGAGCGCAAGGCAAATAAACTCTCTTATAATACTAAGAATGCCAAATCACTTTTTGAATGACAGTCATATGCCGTCTCAAGCAATTTATCTGGATTCCAATGACGCTCTAGTAAGCATTAGCGACAGTGAAAAGATATTTTATTTAAACAGTCCAGTAATTGCTGACGCAGGTATTAGAATACTTATTGGGCTAACCAATCTTACCATTCCAAACACCATTTATAATTTTAACTCTAGCAATAATAGCATTACCTTCACTCAAGGTTCTACCGTAACAGTATCAGTCACAGTCGGCAACTATAGCGCCTCCACCCTTACAGACGCATTAAATACGGCGATAACTGCCGCAGGACTTAGCATAACGGTAAGCTTTGATGAAGAGAATGCAGTTTTTACATTTACAGGGGGGTCAGCGTTCACAATAGATAGTGCTACAATGTTTAGACAACTTGGACTTACAGACCAACTACCAACGAGTTCAGCTACAACATATGCGGCCACTCAGGTTTGTGACTTTGCAGGTGCGACTAATCTGTATGTCAGGATAAGAAATGTCAGTATGAATAACCTAGACAGTCGTGGTAAGACATCTAACATTATAGCCAGTATAGTTAATAACGTAAATTACGGAGACTACATCTTTTATACGCCGCCAGAAGTATTGTATTTCCAAATCCACGAGCAACAGCTATCACATATAGACATTGAGCTAACCGACCAAGAAGGAAATCTAATTCTGCTGAATGGAGCTAGTTTTAATATGACTTTATCAGTTCATTTTGTTGTTCAGCGTGAGACCACAATAGCATCTAATCGGGTTCTAGGCGAAATCCAAAGACAAGAAATTGAAGGCAAATCAAAACAAGAAGATAAATAAAATCTTGCCCGTCTATATAATGCATTTCGGTAGAAAACTCAAGAAGGCAGGGACCTTTGCTAACAAAGCCGCAAAGCACACCACTCGTGTAGGACTGAAGTCGGGCAAGGTAATGGTGACCGCAGGTAAGATTGGAGAACATCTTGGCGTTCCAGCCTCTGGTGAACTTGTAATGGCTGGTAGAAAGACACAACAGGCGTCTCGTAAGGTTGAGCGTGTTCGTCGCTCCGCCGCAAGAGCTTCTCGTATGGTATAAGACGGGATTGCATCCCGTAAACCCTGCTCTTGATAAATGGGGGGTAAACGGGGGCGTCCCCCGTAAACCATAACCTTATCATTATTTTTATGTTATGATTTAATATAATGATTGTAGACCCCATCGCCGACTATATTACGCTTTACTCGAGCGATGCTACACAGACAGGCGGACAGCTTGTTTGGAATGTCTCGCCCGAATATCAGTTCAAAAACCGTGGTAACTACTGTCTCGTCTCGCTTGTTAATGCGAGTGTGCGAGATACAGATTTAGACCAAAATGTTGTTGTTGTTTATAAAGATGGGCAGAACGCCAGTTCATCTAGCAACAATGGAGCTGCTTTGGGCATTATCAGCGTCTCTTCAGGTGCAGCTGGATACCAGCACGACTACTCGGGAGAGCCAGTTAAGTATCTTACACGTGCCCGACCCACCACTATTGAGCTTAACTTAACCCAGCTTGATAAAACCGCAATTACTATTGATGATGCGGTATTCGTTTTAAAGTTTGAATACTTAAATACGGAACAGGCTCAGGCATATACTTTAGCAACAATGTATACTTAAGGCGAAAAATTAACAAATCCTAAATTATTTTAATCTTTACTATTTGTATAATGTCTGCTACTACAAAAAAGCTTGATTACGGCGATGTGCCCCCTCGTGCATCGTCGTCTCGTTCGCTACGAACTGAAGTGGTTCCCTCCAACGGAAACTCCTTTAATATGAATAACACCATCATATTCGACCTACCTTCTAACGTGTCAAATACTTTTTGGGATGCTCAGTCGTCATATGTTCGTCTTAACTTTAAAAACAACGACGGACACTACGTTGATTTTGAAGGCGGCGGATTTCCTACCTGCATCCGTCGTATTGAAATGCTTTTGGGCGGCCAGACTTTATGCAGCATTGATTCCTATAATGTGCTATACCAGATGTTGTTTGATTTAGATACCTCTGGCCAGTTTCGTTCTAACGCTGGCGCCCGTCTTTTCGGTTCGGCTAACTCGGCTGTTGGTGAGCGTGTTGCTACAACCGCCAGTCGTGATGTGTGCTTTCCTCTCGCCCTAACGCCCATCGTGCAAAGTTCCAAGTATTGGCCTCTGTTCGGTAGAGAGCCGTTGAGAATCCGCATTGAGCTTGACACAGCCAAGCGTGGTCTCATCGCTGAAGATGCTGGACTTGAGGACTCTAACATTGTGCTTAGCGAGTGTGCGTTGGTAATGTATCAGCTTGAGCTTGGCAACGACGTTATATCGAGTGTTGCTTCGGCTTCGGGCGGTATGATGCGCATTGCTATGCCTTCGTATCAGCATCATCAGGCTACTCTCGCTGCCAACGCTACTTCTGTCGCAGCGACCCTTGGCTTCTCTATGAGTTCGCTAAACCGCATTCTTGTTGCCCAGCGATTGTCGGCGGTGACCGCTACGAACGTCACAATTGGCAACCGTTCGCAGTGCAACCTTACACAGGCTAACGTTAAGATTGGAGGTGTTCAATTTCCCCAAATCGCCATTAAAGACCGGAACGACCAAG